CTTGTTTGTAAGAAAATTTATCTGTTGTATAATTAAAATTAAAAACCACATCTCCAATGTTGTTGATGTTTCTATATGTCAATGGAAATTTTAATACACTATCATCAATTCCTGTACCTCGTTGATAAGAAAAAACTTTTGTACCTACAAACGTACTGCCTTCGTATTTGTTAATGTCCGATATACCAACGTTATCGTTGTCATAAACATCAAATAATACATCTTGATTTATGCTGATTTTTTCTTGGCCTAATTTCCAAGTAGCACCGTCAAACCAATACATCTTGCCTTGATTGGTTCCTAGTTTAACCAATACTGTTTGATCCCGTTGAGGCTCTGTATCATCAACTTCGATTAATGTTATTTGTTTTTGACGACCTAATCCGAATTGTACTTCGATAAATTTTACTTGAAAAATTCTACCCACTACTCTAATGTCAGTGTCAGCAGTAACTAACAATCTGTGTCCGTCGGCTAAATTAACTCCGTCTACATTATATCCTAAACTGCCTTCGATAGTACTGAAAACATCAGTAGTAAACGTATCAATCAAGTCGATATTTTTTTTGGCGTTGGTTCCAAAATTATAAAGTTTAATTCCAGCCGCAAATTCAATAATTGGTCGCTTGGCTCTTGCGCTTTGATCTAACTCTGTTGTTATTCCGTTGATCGTAGATGTAATATCTATAATGCCTTTATGAAACCATCTGTTATAACGACTCCACGGATTTCTATCTGGGCTTGCTCGATTAACTGTAATATAGTCTTGATCTCCAGCAAATGCAGTAGCATCATCGAATGGTAATTCATCGAATGCTGTGTCATCAAACAACACTGATCTCTGCTCGCTGTAACCACTGACAATTTCTAAATCATCTGCAGACACTAAACGAATTTTATCACCAACTCCCTCAACATACCAATATCCTAAAGCATATTTCGATGGCGATACCTCGCCAACAAAGTTTACTTTCATGCCATTACTAAGCGGATATCCATTACCCATGGTATATGTTTTTTTGCCTATAATTTCTTCGTCAACATCAATTTCTGTATTCTCTTCTATATTTTGAATTTGTAATACGCCACCGACATTGACATCATCTTCGCTGACATAGAATAAAACATTAGGAGCATCTAGCGGAATTTCAAAAGTCAATATTCCAGACTCTACAGCAGTTGCTCCACTGTCATCAACTGATATACCCGAAGTATATCGACTTAGTGTTCCACCTATTCTCTGAGTTTTGATACTAAATGCTTGGTTTGGCGCTGTAACATTAAATTTGTATGTTTGGCCTCTGTATAATTTTAATACTGGATTTCGAGTCAGTCCATCAGGATTAAAAATATAAGCAAAATTATCTCCCTCGTCTACTAAACTTACAGTGTATTCGCTTTGAATTGTTTTTTGTTGGCCGTAAACTGGGATAGCAGCAGGTCCATAAGGCAACCAATAGTATTGTTGAAAATTTACAAACTTATCCCAATCTATCAATGGATTCCAACTGTAAAATTCTTGTTTGTTTAATCTACGATGATTATTTGTTATACCACCTTGCACACTAATATGGTTGATATGATCTAGATAATCTTTGTTAAACACAACATTATCTAGATCATCTTTGATGATAGCACTGGGTTCTAATTGATAATTTTGTCTGTCAGTAGTAGAAGTTTGAACAAAGATATCATCAGCAGTGGTGGCTTTGCTGTCTTGACGACCAATAAATCCGTTGACTTTTTTTACAGTGCCAGGCTGTAACAATTGTTCTAATGTAGCGTGAACAAATTTTTTGTTGCTGTCAGATCTATAAAAACGAGGCAGTAGGCTAGAAATTTTTCTTGAAGAAGGATCTATCGGAACTGGGTATTCGTTTTGACTGTTGTCGTATGCCATTGTTTACCTTTAAGAACTAGAAATTTGATTTTTGTTTGCAATTTTTTCGGTTGTCGTAATTGCACCGATGGCTTTTATTTTACTTGCTGTGATACTGGATACAATTTCGATATCATCAACTGTTGCTCCATTTACAAAAATTTCATCTTTTTCACATGTGATTTCAAACAAACTACCAAAATATAAATTGTCTGCTTTGGGCACAATGACGAAACTCACTATAAACGGTGAAAGTTCTGCTAATACAAATGTTGATAATTCCCCGAAATAAAATGTATTTCCAAAATCCCAATTTTCAATTGAGAAAAATTTTGTTATAGAATTTAATATTCGTGTTTTAACATCATTGTCACTGATAACTTGTTCTATGTTTTTTACCACTTTGAATGTGGCCTGCAAATCTATTTTTGCAAGACTGCCAAACAATATTTTAAATTTCACAGGATGATAAATGATTTCGTCACTTATAGATTTAATTTTTCTTAATGTAGGATGAAGATCATTATATAAACTGTCACTGCTAGGAGGTAGCGGTTCTTCTTCGATTGAACCGTTGACATATTGTCTATATGCAGTGTCGTATTCTTTAGTTAAAATAAAAATATCAATAATGTTTGTAATTCCAGGATCAATTCTAGTTTCATAATCTGCATTATGAATATACTGGAATTTTAATCTATCTCGACCAACTAATACTTTGTATTGCAAACTTGGTATCAGCGTAGACGCAACTTTGTCTAATTTTTTTACTACATCAGTGTCAATAAAATAAAAATGTTGTGCTTCTACGTATTGAGAATAAGAAGAAATTGAGGTCTCTGACGGTAAAATTATAACTACAGGATTAGTTAAATCATTATAGATGTATCGATAATCTTCCTGACGATCACCGATAGTATATTTTTCTTGTATAATATATTTTCTCTGAAGGACTTCAAGATTTGTTTCTGTAACAGAAGGAGGATCAACAATATCATTAAAGATATCTGGATTATCTACAACACTGTCTTCGTCCGTATCGGTAAAAGTAATTTCAATTTTCTTAGTGTCAACGTATCCATCTAATCCACTGTATTCTTTGAGAATAGACCAATCTCTATCAAAAGTATAAGCAGAAGTCAATGGTGCGGGCGCAGTGTTTATACTTAAAACTTTTATCTTATCTTTGGCCACTGTGTTTGTTCTAGTGTCATAAATTTTATCACTGCTGTCGTAATAAAATCTAATTTGTTGATCACTCTCAAATATGTAACGAAGTTTTCTAGAATTAACTGTGTAAAATTCATCGTCTGGTGTGAACAAAATTAACCAACTAGAATCTAACTTTTGATTAGATCTGTCACCTGCTTTACCTAGACTAAACAGATTAGACACATTTAAATTTTGTTCAAAAACAATTTTCCAAGTTCTAGTTGTTCTGTCATATCTCAGACCAAATGGTCTATTATCAAACACTAGATCAATAATAGTTGTAATTGTGCTGCTTTCGATTGTATTTTTATATTTAGGAATAATTCTAGATAATCTAGCATCATTAGGAACAATGTCATTTAATATAATAGGACCAAAACCGGTAGACAAAGTGCCGGTGTTGTTGGCAGTGCCGTCACCGGTCACAGATACAACTTTAGTCCATAATACTGTAGATCCGTTAGATGGAATTCCGCTTGACGGAATTGTTTCTAATTTATTATTGGAAGATTTATTGAAATACTGACCAGTAGGCGCAGTAAATTTAACCAATGCTCCCGATTCAACATAAGTTAAATCAGTGCTGGTAAATTGTCCGGTTGCATACGGAATAGTGTCTACTATATTTCCAAAATATCCAGTGCTTTGATTAGTGTCTACTGTCTTAGAATACCATCTTGAAATAATAGTTGCAGATGTATCAATTTCGTAATTGGCATAGAAATAATTTTTTAAATTATCATCTTTGATAACATTGAATAATTGATTATAAACTACAAACTCGATATCAGTTTTAGTCACATAAGAAAATCTAAAACTGTCAGAATACAATTCTTTATAAACTACGCCGTCATCAGAAAATAAATTTGTTTTACTGTATTTTCCTGTGGGATCCACTAGATCAAAATAACGACTTATTCCGCTGGAACTTCTATTAACTGCTTTGATCTTGAGAATTTCCTGACTCACTGCTAAAGGACTAATATTATAATCCTCTCCTGTGATCATTCTATTTTGAGTGTAATAACTGGCCGGCGCATTAGTTTTGATACTGTCATTAGTTTCTGTGGCGGCTGCATTGACCACAGTGGACAACAAACTCATGTTAATTGTTAATACTTCAATTTGACCTGTATTACTGACATAAGAAATATCCACACTTACTGAACGAATGTCTTTGGGATTAATAGTGTAGGAAAATCCATTGCTGGTTCTATAGTAGATTCTAAAAGTGCCTAATGGCAACGTGCCAAATACTCCGTCAGAAAAATTCAAACTTATTCTATCACCAACACGGGTAATGACACTATAGATGTTTCTTATATTTTTTTCTAAACTGTTGTAAATGGTGTTGTTGCCTTTGAAATCAGATACCGGAGCCCAGTACTGAGATTCTCTACCGTTGTTGTCTAATTTGTATAGCCATACATCTGTGTTGTTGATGTTGGCAGCATCTATGTCAACAATTTCATTTGACCCTGGTTGATCTAGTGTAAATGTGCCGGTATTAAGTTGGCCCTGTCTAAAGTGAAAGAAAAATCCAGTGTTACTTGACCCAGTGCCCTTGCCATCATCCTTGTAGATAAAAGCAGGTGTTACGCCCAATGCTGGTGGCTCTTCTTTCACCACGGAATTCAACGTGTCTATAACTGTGCTGGTAATTTCAAATTGCATGTTTCGGCCATCAACTGCTTTAGTAAACCCAAACACTGGCACATCGGTGCTGATGCCTTTAAATCTATACTGCTCTGTAGGAACTCCTACTATGGTGGCCTTGGCATCAGGTTTACCAAATTGTCTGTTGGGTTCCAATGCCGAATTAATTACTTTGATAAATTGCTCGTTCCAATTGGCGTTGGTGGGGTCATTCCATGCTACTGTGATGCCTGAAAGATTTCTGTTGTTAGAATCAATCACTGCTTCTGTAGTTTTTACGCTGGTAAATTTTAAAAATCCGTTGGCTGCTAAATTCCGCTTGGCATTGTAACTTAACAGTCTTGCTAATCTCAATACACTTTCGCGACGTTCTGCTAGTTCTAAAAAATTATCACGGGCATTTAAATCTACACGAAATGCTATGCTTTGTCCTAAAAACGCAATAAGATCTATCAACGCTAGGTATTCAGAACTTTCAACATAGTCATTAAAATCTTCAGGGTAGTTTTCTCTAATGTAAGATATCATTACTCTGCGAAGATTTTCAAAGTCGTAACTTTGGAAATCAGCATTTCTAAAAGTCTGATATATGCGTTTCCAGTCTTCAGCAACTAGTAATCGATTCTGACGATCGGTAGATGACATCGTTTATCCTTGTTCAGTATATTTATTTGTAAATTAAACTACGCATTTAACTTATTAGACCATTGTCTTGATCAAATTTAAATTGCAAACTTTCACTTATATTGAAATTTAAATATACCAATTCACATTCAATTTGTATCCCACTTTCGTATTGATTTACAATGATTTGGTCGGCCTTGATCCGAGGATCGTAATTTATAATATCTTCAACATTTTTTACAATGGCATTTCGAACTTCGGGAGTAAATGGTTCATACAATAGGTCCCAAATCACTGTGCCAAATGTTGGATTTTCTAACTTTTCGCCTTGGCGAATGTGAAAATGATTTACTATGTCTTGTTTGATCAATGCGAGATCATACAATCCAAAATTTTCAGTAGCATTACTAATTGTACTGAAACCTTTGTAAATTTTTGTGTTGGGAGTTTGTTGAGATTGACCTGGTCCCTTGACTGTGATTCTATTATATAATCTGTTGTTGATTGTCATATTTCGCTTGCTCCTGAAATTTTAGCAAATGTATCTGTTCCAGTAGTGTATTTTTTCCAATATTCAGACGTATCGGCGATTGACGAACTATTTCCCTCGTTCCTATCATCGATATCCCTATCAGTCTGATCAGGTTTAAATTTTACCGGGTCAAGATTTTCATGATGTGGCCAAGGCTCGTGTGTGGGTATTCTACGCATGATCGACTGCGTTAATTCACTGCCTTCTTCATCTGGTAAACTGTGAGTTTTTAATTCTTTTGGTAGTTCTGCTTCGCTGGCCTCACTTGCAGAGTCGGCGCCGCCAGGTGCTGCGGCAACTGCTGCCGTAACTGCTGTGGGTGCTGCTGGACCATTAAGATTAATTGTACCAGCACTAAGCACCAATGATGCTCCGCCAATGCTGGTTGCGCCACCACCGGTCCATCTACTGTCTCCGCCACTTTTAATATCTAGTGACCCGCCAGATGTGATTGCAGTGTTGCCGCCAGTATTAATATCTAAATTACCAGTAGTAGTAATTTTTCTGTTACCCACTACAGTATAATCAATATTACCTGTTCTTTTAATAACTTCACTTCCAAAAATGGTAGAATTTACAGTTGCACCACCGCCAGACCCGCCGCCTACGTCCCAGTTGAGTCCTTGTTGAAAGTTCCAGTCCACTTGGCCTGTTACCTTATGTTTCCAGTTGGCATCGTACACCCAGTCTACATCGCTTTTTACATGATGTAGATAATTTGCATCAAACAAAATATTAACATCTTCTTTTACATGGTGAGTGTATGTTGTATCATATGTTATAT